AACACTAGGGCGTATACGGCACCTGCGGTAATTACAAAAAAGGTTAAAGCTAATACCGCGCCAATTAAAAATATTAGGCGAGCGTGAATATCCTCAGGCGTTAGCCGCTTATTTTCTTTACTCATCTGTCGTAATAAGGTCCTTAGTGCAGACTCCGGTAGCCTCGCATTGAGGCGGAGTGCACTCAGGGGTTTCCCAGTTTTCGTAGACTTGGCACTCATATCTAATCCATCCATCGTAACCGCACCCCGATAGGAGAATAGTCCCCACTATCGCCCCTATCAGGGCCCGGATCATTTAGAGCCTATGCCGTATTGCTTCTCGTTAGGTTGTACCGCTTTCATAAGCGGACCTACGAGCCCGGCGATAAACGCGTTAGCTAGTACTTTTGGATCCTGTATACCTGACATATAGAGAGCTGCTACTGAGGCGAGCGCTGCGCGTACATATGACATAACGGCGGCCTCTAATTGCTTTTTATTCATTGTCTAGTCCTAACTTAGTTATTAGTTTTTTTGCTTTTTCTGCGGTTACATTTACCTCAAAGTGCATATCATCCGGACGGCTCTTAAAGTCTCCGCCCCACTTAAGGCCGTACTTTTTAGCAAGGGCTCTAATCATCGGTATTTTCTCAGCCGGGAAAGTGTCGTACTTACCTAGCGGGTGCTTAGTAGCGTTGAGATCAATAGCCGTGCCGGATGAGTGGCAGGATAATTTTGTAGGGTTGCCTCGCACCATCCTGTAGGCGTAGCCCCAATCGTCAAAAGTGCCCTCGTCTATCGGCTCGATGAGCTCATGAAACTCCGCAGCAAAGGCGGCCAAGAGAGGCCCAACACTCTCGGCGCACCTTAGCTTACGATCCGTACCCTTTACAGGGTAGGACTTTATTTTTATCTCGGCCGGATCTTTAGAGGCCGGATAGCCGTTATAGCTGCTTTCCATAATCGGGGTTATCTTTATTTAGATATGCCTGATAGTCAGCATTAGCAGGATTAGCAGGTATATAAATAACGCTATCGCCGTCTATTGCTTCTACAAACTTATTACCAAAATCGTCTGTTTTTTCTGTGTATTGCATCATAGCTCTGCGCTCCATTGTACTGGTCGGTAAAGATAGGTTAATCCATTCGATGCGCCCGTTAGAAAATAAAATCCTGTTGCAATTTCATTAGAGCCATTTGGATCCACCGTAAAAGTCGTAGCCGAGGTATTACTAGAAAATGAGACCGCTCCAGTTTGCGTTATTGTCGGAGTAGTACGCATTACAACAGGATGAAAATACCTATCAAAATTGTTATATGTATTAGTAGCGTAACCGTTTGTAATAGTTGTCTTTGCATCTTGGAAATAATAACGCTGACAGGCTGCGAGCTCGCCCTGAATAGTACCCGTAGCCGTTTGGAAAGCCGTGGCCGTAGATCCTGCCTCAACCTGTACGCCCCAAACTTGAAAAGTATTATTCTGGATACCAACGTCAGAAAGCACCGCATAATCTGCACCTGATGAAACGCATAATTGAGCAAATAAAGAGGATGAGTTTGTATCGGTACCTATGGTTTTACCTGAAATACTTGGCACGGCAATATTAAAAGAATATCTAGCCCATGAGGTTGTTATAGTTTGCTTGGTTGCCGCGGTGTAGACCTGAGCGCTAGGCGATCCTCCCGTACCAAAATCCTGTATTACATAAGGTTTAAGGTTAGGGGTACCGCTTGCAGCTTTAGCCCAAAATGAAATAGTTACGGTTTGGCCGGCAAAATTTCTAACGTTTTCTACACCTTGCCCTATTGCCGTTAAAGCTGCGGACGTGGATTGTGATGCCGTCACTATTTGCAAAAAGTTTCTACCCTCATAACCTGCAACAGGAGCGGCTCCAGCTGTAAAAGTTTGAGGGGTAACTGTCGCACTACCGCCGCCATTTACAATAGTAGTTTTCCAGCGGTCAAAAGTGTATGTAGCGTTGGCCGTTACGCTTGTAAAGTTTCTTTGATTAATATAAAAATCACCGTTAATAATTGCATTTTTGCCAGCTGCATAAGATCCGCCGCCATAGTTAGCAACGTCAAAAGCAAGCGTAACCGTGCCGGATGTACCTCCACCGGTTAAACCTGTACCGGCCGTTACTCCCTCGATGTCACCGGTAGCACCCGAGGCCGCCCACGCGGATCCCGTGTAATACCAAAGCGAGTTAGTATCTTTTGTATACGCAAACTGTCCCTCTTGAGGCGACGTAATAGCCGCATCTCTCGCAACGTTACTTGCAAATACGTTAATACCCTGCATGAGGTAGCCGTTTACGTCACCGGCCGTTAATACCTCACCGGTTGTAAAGGTCTTAAAACCTAGACCAGCTGCCATCTCTTGCTCCTTAGTATGCTAATACGGAGGTATCGAGCACTCCATATAGTGTTGAGTCTAATATAAAGCCATCGATAATTGGCTCTAGTGTTGTAAATGTCGTTTTCCATGAGTTAGGCGTTACTCGATGAGTTACGCCAAACACTTGTAAAGTCTGTTGCAGGGTCGAGTTACCAGGCTGATTAGTTGTAACCTCTACCGGGTCAAAAAAATCTAGGCTAAGAGCTGCAAGGATGCCATCGTTATAATCGTCCATATATAGATCAAGCTCGACCGCATCGCATCGAGTTTGCGTATCTTTACGGCTTGCTACGTAGGCCCGTGCGTAATCGAGTGCGGCTTGGTTGGTGTCCATGACTAAATTAGTTTGGTTATATGAGTGCACAAAATACTCATCGATAGAGTCCTGATCTTGCGCTAGCTGAGCCGTACCGCCAATCTTGGTGATAGAGGCCGAGTTATAAACCTGCGTATCATCTAAGCGCCATATAGCGTTAAAGTAATTTATATCGGTGCCATCGTCATTAAACCGAGTTACCGGGAAAGCCTGAGAGTCAATACAAAAGGCGCGATCCTTAAGCTCTACCGATCCTCGAGCGTTAATATAGATAGCGCCATACTCTGAGATGGTAGCGGTTTGTAAAGCGTTAAGAGCGGTGCGAGGGTTGCCCGGGTCTGCCTGAAAGATCGTATTGCCGTATTGGATCTCTCGCATAGACGGAGGCCAAGCGATCTCGTCGAGGATAGCGTTTACACGCTCGCCCGGTAAGTCACCGGCAGAGGCTAGAGTAATAGTAGAGACTTGGCTATTTTGGAAAAGTCTAAAAGCATCTACGGCGGTAATAGTCGTGTATACGACATCGGTAGCCATCTTAGGCGTAGTAGTCGTATAGCTAGTAATAAAGCCGCTAAACATTGGATACTCGATACCCGCATAAGTACCCGTAATCTGTACCTTACGCATTGGAGTAAGTAAACCGTAGTAAGGCCCTGCGGCATTTTGAGGATTAAAGTCGCCATTTTGATCCACGATACGCAGAGTTAGGGTACCTGTTTGGAATACGTCCGCCTGAGCGTTACGCCCTCTCATAGTAGTAATACCGTCTACTTGATCTGATACGTCTACGATTAAAGCCTGAGAGTCTGCTAATACGTTTGTACCTAATTGGCCCGTACCTAAAATCATCGCTTGAGCAAAAGCCGGGCCCGTAGAAAAGTTAATAACCGCGTTTACGGTAGGGACGGTCATAGGATACCTGCCACGGTTAGAGGGTCTCCACCTCGATTAAGTTTTTGGATCGTATCTTGTAGCAAGGTAGCAAACTCGTCCGGCTGAGCTATAACGCCTGTATTAAAATTAAGGTTATAGGTAGCCGCTGCCTGAGCTGCGTAACGTGCTCCACTTGATGCCGCAGCTAATGATAGACCAGCGTTAAGCCCTTGAGTAAGAGAGCCTTGAGCTATTGCATCCGTTAGAGATATCTGAGAGAGGCTTTTCTCGTAAGCATCTTGAGCCTGAGCTGCGTAACGTATACCGGATATCTGAGCCGGTGTGAGTGCCGTAGCTACACTTACGGGCTCTTTCGCTAGTGCTATCTCGGCCTCGCTTGGTGTCATCTTTTGGATAGCGGCGGTGTTAGCGCTAGGACCGCTACCTACTTTAGCCAAGGCATTTATATAAGTTTGTAGAGCTGATAGACGAGCATCATCGGCTCGCTTTTGTGCCGCTGCTACGCGATCGATCATCGAAAGCTCCTCAGACTCGCGTAGCTTTGTAAGTGTTAAAGCTGCGTTAGAGGTCTTACTTAAGGATGCGAGCTTAGCGATTTCGGTTAGTTGGATCTGTACGCGCTCGCTATAACTCTCTTTAGCCGCTAACTCACCGGCTGCCGTAATAGCTGCGTTGTACTTGCCAAACGCGATCTGTCTAGCCTGCTCCTTTTCGCCCTCGGCCATCTTGCTATCGTTAATAGCTTTGAGCTCTGTAAGTAGCTGAGTGTTAATAGCTGCAAGGGTCGCCTCGCTGATCTGAGTAACTCCGGCTAGTTTGGCCATGTCTGCATTTTTTTGCAGAGCTGCTAGCTCGTTAATTTTCTTGAGAGCGAGCTCGCCGTTATCGTCCTCAATAGCCATAAGGGCCTCAAGGCGTAGGCGTGTGTCCTTGTCATACGTAGCCTGTAATGCAGCGGCGATAGAGATGCGGTTAGTATCGAATACGGCCGCAGCCTTTGATAACGAAAGTTTATTTTTCTCTGCTAGAGCCGATTTTTTGAGTAAAGCTAATCTTTCTTTTTCACGTTTAATAGCTTCGGCTAGTGCCTTGGCACGCTCTTTTTCGATTTTAGCCTGATAATCGGTAGAGCCCGATATCGTTAAAGGTGTAGTAAAGGGTCTAGGTTTTAGTCTATCTTCTTTGCCTAAATCTTTTATAAACTTAAGATAGGAAATATTATAAACGTACTCCCAATCTTTGCTATCAAAGCCCGGGATCGTTTTTAATTTTTCGGCTAATACGCCAATACCTCGAATAACATCGGCGGTATTTAGGGCCGCCGTTTCCATATTCGCAGCTAGGGTAGCTACTGAGTTATCGTCGCCTAGCTTAGAGATAGCATCTACTAAACCTTTACCTATGATTTCTTGAGCGTTATCTGCCGCCTCTTTGAGTACGCGCATCTTTCCGGCGTAAGTCTCAAGCTCTGCGGCACCTGCTCCGGCAAAAGTTTTAGTCAATAATGCGACGGCATCATTAAAATCTAAAGTCTGCAACTCAGTTTGTGTAAGCCCTAAATTGTATTTTCTAAGTCCTTTTGTATTGCCTACAAGGACCCCTGCTAAATCTTGATTAACTGTAAGTAAATCTTGGCCCGATCCGGCGGCGACATCGAGCGAGAGATTAAGTAGATCTTGAGCCTTAGCGGTATCGCCTGTAACGGTTACTAACTTTTGGAAAGACTCGCGTAGGATCTCGCCCTCATAGCCAAACTTGGCGGATATATCTCCTAGGTTTTTCTCAACGGCCGCGGTATCAAAGCCTAGGCCGATATTTTTTAAAACCATCTCTAAGCGCTTAGCGGACTTCTCGTTTTCTGCAAAAGCTTTAACGGCATTTTTACCGTAGGACAACATAGCCGCAGCACCAAAAGTAACGGCAAAAGTCTTAGCAAGAGTTTTAACTTTCTTACCTAGTTTGTCCGAGGCCGTTTCGGCTTGCTTAAATCCTTTGCCGTCTAGCTTGGAGCCGATATTGATTACAGGTAATACCATTATGCAGCCCTACTTAATTTACCGCTCGATATAATTGCGTTAAAAGCTCTAGTAGTTTTATCGATAGCCGTACGAGCTGCGCCCTCGGCTCTGCCTTGATCGGATGCCCAAGCTCTAAAGATTAAACGGCCTCGGCCCTTGGTGCTGCTCGTTAGCTCAGGCAGGTTATTTATAAAAGTAGCCCCTGCCTTAGGGTTTACGGATCGGCTTACTTTCTTGCTAGCGCCTCCGGCTTTAGGTCCTACCCAAGCTTGAGGGCCATTACGGCCGGCGGTTTCATAGATAGCACCGGCGGCGGATTTATTAGTAATAGTTGCCATCGAGCTAAAGCCATAAGGATTTATTTTACTTGCAGAGGTCGAGTAAACGATCCCGGACTTAATTGTACTTGCATCATAAAATGGAAACCTAGCCTCACTAAAAGATCGAGGCTGCCATCCGCTCATAACTTCACTATTAGCAGGTGCAAAGCCTCGAGCTTTAGCTACTACGGGTTTCATAGCTGCGGCTAAATCTTTCTTTAGTTGCTTCTCGAGATCCGGAGCAAACGAGCGTAACGCCTTACGTAGATCTACGTTTCCTTGTAATTCTATTGTTGGCATTTTTACCCTCCTCCGCTTGCTCGTTTAATACTTTTACTAACATCTTAAACATCTCAGGCTCGAGATCGAGTACCGCTTGAGGCGGGATCCCTAACCTAATTGATAGCGAGGCTACCAAATGAGTTAGAGAGTCCCGCCCTAGGCTAAAGGTAAATCGTCTAAGACCTCGACCTTAACTAAGGTATCTAGAAACTCAGCGCCAAACGTTTTTACTGTTTCGCCGGATGTGCGTAGGCACTCCCAAGCTAGCCAGTAAACATCGCTTTGCTTTTCGTCATCTCTAAAAGCTTTGTGAAAGCCTTTTTTTGCCATGAGCTCAAAGGCGTACTCAATTCTCGGCGTGATTTGGTGCTCTGTTACCTCGCCGGTAGCCCTTGTTATTTTGAGTCGTGCCATTGTGTGCCCCTTTTCTTTTTTGTTATACGGTTGTGTCTACTACGATTACTGAGTTACAGGTGAAAGTAATACTCTGAGTAGAGATATCACCGACGGCCCCGTTAATATCAGTAGTGTTATTTACTAATACTGTTGTCTGATATTCAGGGTTAGTAGCTGAGATAGTTGCGCTAGTCTGCTTAAGTGTTAGAGGTACTGTTGTACCCCAAGCTCCCTGCAAAGTCGCTAGGACTTCACCGGCTGCGGTATCGTTTAGAAAATCTAGAGTTACCGTTGAGGTCTCCAAACCTTTTGTAAAACGTCTCGCGTTATCGCCCATCGCCGTTACCTCGAGCTCCTCGAATACACGGTTAATAGTTGCGCTAGTTACGTGATCTGAGAGATCGACCGAGTTAAGGGTTACGACCACTCCATTACTTAAGAATATGGCCATAGCCTATTCCTCGCTTTCGGTTGTTGTTGTTGTTGTTTCGATTTTTACTTTTGCTACTTTAACCGGTGCAGGCTCGTCTACGATCTGCCCGATCTTTCGCAAAAACTTTAGGTCATCCTCTGTATATGCCATTTTTAGCTCCAACTCGTGAGTATTGATATATCAAAAGAGGCCGTCAGTAACGAGCCGCTTTGTACCTCTAAAACGCTAGGAGCGCTAAGGCTCCCTACGTTCATTACGATAGATGAGGCGGCTAGTTTGTTAAATACCGCGACGGCTAACTCCTCGATACCTTGTAAGTTACCTTTATTATCAAACATAGGTACGGTCATAATAATCTTAAAGTTAGCAAGCGGCGCAATAGTTGCGTACGTGTTATTACTTGGCGTGATGTAATTATCTGCCGGTGCAACGATTACCGAGTTAGCGGTAATAGTAGGAGGTGGAAAACTGTACGTATTCCATACGTTCGCATTAGCTAAGGCCGCAGCTAGTGAGGCTCTTAAAGTAGTAATAGGTGCGGTCATTATCCGACCATCGCGTTAGGGTTTGTATATCCGGCGATTAGTCCGCGGATTTTGCCGATCATGCTATTACCCATCCGGTAAGGGCTAGGGCTAAAACCATCGATAGTTACGCCGCCGGTTTGGCTAACCTGCCGGGCCTGAAAAATGTCTACGGCCAAAATCATCGCGGCCTCTCTTACGGCCGGGGTAGTTGCGTAAGTGTTTGTCTTAAGATCTGCGCCTACCGCTGATCCATAAGGCAAGATCCTAAAAAAGTTTACATTAGCTGCCGTCTTAGCACTT